TTATGGATAGTGTTGATTTGATTGAAGTGGGCCAATATGACCAAATCAAAAAAATTGTAGATAACGCAATGAAGGCTGGTTCGGATAGAGATTTAGGACACGATTATATAATTGGGATAGAAGAGCGACTTACAAAATCCACAAGAGAAACTGTAAAGACAGGCTGGGATCCAATAGATGAGATTATGGATGGTGGATTAGGAGCAGGAGAATTGGGTGTAGTAGTAGCACCGGCCGGAATTGGTAAAACTTGGTGTTTACAAACCATAGCTTCCGCAGCAGTTAAAGCGGGATTGAATGTAGTTCATTATACATTAGAGTTAAATCAAAATTATGTTGGTTTAAGATACGACACAGTTTTTAGTGGAGTTACTACGTCAGATATAAAATTCTATCAAGATGATGTTAAGAAGAAAATAGATGCACTCAAAGGAACATTACTGATAAAATATTTTCCCACTAAAAGTGCTTCAGTTCAAACTTTAACTTCGCATCTAAGTCAAATTGAAATACAAGGAAATAAGCCAGATTTAGTAATAGTGGATTACGCCGATATTTTAAAAGGTGTGGGTTCAGAAAAAAGACATATTTTAGAAAATATTTATGAAGATTTAAGAGGATTAGCTGGTGAAATTGAGTGTCCGATATGGACAGCCTCACAAGCAAACAGAAGTTCATTAGAAGAAGAAATTATTGATGCAACAAAAGTTGCAGAGGCATATAGTAAAGTAATGATAGCTGATTTTGTGGTATCAGTTAGTAGAAAGGTTGAAGATAAGATTGCAAATACAAGTAGGTTTCACGTTATAAAGAATCGTTTTGGTATCGATGGTATAACATTCCCATCAAGTATGAACACGAACATTGGTAAGATTTTGATTTACGAATCAACAACTCAGAGTGGACAAGAGGTTCAGGGGAAGATGGACAATAGCCAAGAGTATTTACGAAAACAATTGGCAAATAAACATAAACAATTTGAAAAGGATGGTGATGGATTTGAATAAGATTTATATTTATATCCGTATACATCATGGACAGAGAAATTGGAGAAAGAGTTATGGATAGGTTTAAGTTATCAGAAAATTTTATAAATAAATACAAAAGAAAAAAACCACCATTCGGGTTTAACGGATTAGGTGAATTAGTGTTTATGCGAACCTATTCTCGTATTAAAGAAAACGGTAAAAATGAGAGGTGGTGGGAAACCATTAAACGAGTTGTAGAGGGAACTTATTCCATGCAAAAAAATTGGATTGATTCTCATCAATTAGGTTGGAATCCGTGGCAAGCTCAAGCATCCGCTCAAGAAATGTATGACCGAATGTTTAATATGAAATTTTTACCTCCTGGTCGTGGTCTTTGGGCAATGGGAACTGCTATAACAGAAGAAAAGAATTTATATGCAGCACTTAACAATTGTGCATTCGTATCAACATCAACAATCAAGGAAGATTACTCAAAACCATTTACTTTTTTAATGGACGCGAGTATGTTAGGTGTTGGTGTTGGGTTTGATACAAAAGGTGCAGGTGAAATTATTGTAAAGGGAGTTAATGTTGATAGAGAAGAAGAAACATATGTAATTCCAGATACACGAGAAGGTTGGGTAGATTCATTAAAGTTATTGTTGGAGAGTTATTTTCATGGAACAGCAGAAATTCAATTTGATTATACATTAATTAGACCAGCAGGTGCACCAATACTTGGTTTTGGTGGTGTATCAAGTGGTCATGAACCACTAAAAGAAATACATGAAGAAATTAGAAAAGTATTAGAACAAAATAGTACAGAACCAATTACAGTAACCACAATCGTTGATATAATGAACCTTATTGGTAAATGTGTCGTAGCAGGGAACGTAAGACGAACAGCAGAGATTGTGTTTGGTGATCCATTTGATGAGGAGTATTTAGATTTAAAAAATTATAAAGTTAATCCAGACAGAGAACAATTTGGTTGGACTTCTAATAACTCTATCTTCGCGGAACTCGGTATGGATTATACTGATGTATGTAAGAGAATTAATGACAATGGTGAACCAGGATTCGCTTGGTTAGAAAACATGAGAAAGTTCTCTCGTATGAAAAATGGTGGAGATAACAAAGACCATAGAGTTGCTGGTGGAAATCCGTGTTTAGAACAATCATTAGAAAGTTATGAGTTATGTTGTTTAGTAGAAACATTTCCATCTAATCACGATTCATTAGAAGATTATCAAAGAACATTAAAATATGCTTATCTCTATGCTAAAACCGTAACATTAGGTAAAACTCACTGGCCCGAAACCAATAGAGTTATGTTGAGAAACAGAAGAATTGGATGTAGTGTAAGTGGTGTTGCTCAGTTTATTACAAAACACGGGATGGAAGAATTAAGAACTTGGTTAGAACAAGGATATGATACTATTCAAGATTGGGATAAACAATATAGTGATTGGTTTGCAGTACCGAAATCAATTAAAACCACAAGTGTTAAACCAAGTGGAACAGTTTCCTTATTAGTAGGGGCAACTCCTGGAATGCACTATCCAGAGTCAAGATTCTATATTCGTAGAATGAGGTTGTCAAAACATTCAGAGTTAATAGAACCACTAAGAAAAGCAGGTTACAAATTAGAACCAGCTTTCGGTTCGGAAGATACAACAATGGTGGTTGAAGTTCCTGTTGATGTCGGGGAGGGTATTAGAACTGCGGCCGAACTTTCGATTTGGGAACAATTCAGTTTGGCAGCATTTTTACAACGACATTGGGCAGACAATCAAGTTAGTTGTACAGCAACATTTGACCCTGAAACGGAATCAAACGAACTACCACACGTGTTGAATTACTTTCAATACAAATTAAAGGGTATATCATTATTACCAAGACATCCATTAGGAGCTTATAAACAAATGCCATACGAAGCGATTACAGAAGATGAATATAATAAGCAAGTTAAAAAACTTAAATATTTGAGTTTTGTAGGTGTTGAGGGTGAAGAAGCAGAAATAGACAAATTTTGTAATAACGATGTTTGTGAAATTCCAGGGGAAATAATTTATGAGTCATAAATTAGAATATTTATGGTTAGATGGATGTACTCCAACACAAATTAGAAGTAAAACCAAGATAGTTAAAACTTCTAATAAAAACGCGGACTTTGACATTCCAATATGGGGATTTGATGGTAGTTCAACAGAACAGGCAGAAGGAAGTAATTCTGATTGTGTGTTGAATCCAGTAAGAGTTTATCCCAACCCATTAGATAAGGATAGTTCAATAGTTTTATGTGAGGTGTGGAATACAGATGATACACCACACGAAACAAACACAAGAAGAAAGTTACAAGAAATAATACCTGATGGAATTGATGAATGGGTAGGTTTTGAACAAGAATACACACTATATGATATAAAAACAAAACGACCATTTGGTTGGCCAGAAGTTGGAGAACCTAATCCACAAGGTGATTATTATTGTGGTAGGAATGTTGGTGAAAATATTATGAAGAAACATATGAATGCTTGTATTCAAGCTGGTATTAGTATTTGTGGAACTAACGCTGAAGTGATGTTAGGTCAATGGGAATACCAAATTGGTGCAGGTGGATCTATTCATATGAGTGATGATTTATGGGTTGCTAGATGGTTAATGGAACGAATATGTGAACATTATGATTTGTTTGCATCTCTACATCCAAAACCTATTGGTGGTGATTGGAATGGGGCAGGATGTCATGCTAATTTTTCTACAGCTGACATGAGAGAACCGATTGGTGGAATGTCAGAAATATTAAATGCGTGTCTTAAATTAAAAGATACTCATAAAGAACATATAAAAGTTTATGGTCAAGATAATGACCAAAGACTTACAGGAGAACATGAGACTTGTGACATTGACACTTTCAGATATGGAGTATCAGATAGAGGAGCATCTATTCGTATTCCATGGCAAGTAGAAAAAGATGGGTGTGGTTATTTAGAAGATAGACGACCATCATCAAATTGTGATCCGTATAAAGTCAGCAAAAAATTGATAGAAACAATTTGTAGCTAAAAAGTGCTAGGAATTATCAAGTATTGTTCGTAAGATCAAGTATAAATTAAGAGGTTATAAAATTTACCAAAACGTTTACTATGAAAGTCGTAAAAACAAAGTTCATATATGGGATGACAAAAGTGGTCATGTAGTAGTGCCTTACAAAAGGTACGCCTATGTGAAAGATAATTATGGAACTCATGTTTCTCTATATGGTGATAGGTTAAAAAAGACATATAAATGGGATAAAACCGTAGAAGGATTACACGAAAGTGATATTAATCCTGAAACACGAACTCTCATTGATATGTACACTAATAGTGAAGAACCATCAACTGGTCATAGAATTATGATTATCGATATTGAGGTAGAAGTTACAGAGGGATTTCCAAATCCATTAAAAGCTGCAAACAAAATTACTTCTATTGCAATTCACGATAGTGTAACCGACCAATATTGGTGTTTTGTTTTGGATGAACAAAATAAACTTAAACCGAATGATTGGGGTAAGAATGTAACCGTAGAAATCTTTGACAAAGAGTACGGGTTATTACAGAGGTTTTACGCAAAGTATTTAGAAATGCGACCAACCATTATAACGGGTTGGAATGTAGATGGTTTTGATATTCCATATCTTTACAATCGTTCACAACAGGTAGTTGGTAAGAACATCGCCGATTGTCTTTCACCAATTTCTAAAATTTATTATAATAAATATAGAGAAAGATATATGATAGCCGGTGTGAGCTGTTTAGATTATCTGATGTTATACAAAAACTTCACGTTTAGTTCTAAACCATCTTATAGATTGGATGAAATCGGTAAGAATGAAGTTGGAACAGCCAAAATATCATACGATGGAACTTTAAATGATTTATATGAAAACCACTTAGAAGATTTTGTTAAGTATAACATTCATGATGTTAGGATTGTAAAGAAACTTGATGATAAACTGGACTTTATAGAAATTGCAAGGGCTATATCTCATATAGGCCATGTTCCATATGAGGACATTGTTTATGACTCTCGATTTTTGGAAGGAGCCATATTGGTCTATTTGAAAAAACTTGGAATTGTAGCACCAAACAAACCACCACGAGAAGATGTGAAGAAAGATGGAACGTTTACAGGAGCATATGTTCAGGATCCACAAAAGGGCAGACATGATTGGGTTTATGATTTGGATATTACTTCTATGTATCCGAGTATTATTATGAGTTTGAATATATCACCTGAAACAAAAATAGGTAAGATTGTAGGTTGGAATCCTAAAGACTATATTAGTGGTAAAAATAAGACATATTCAGTTCATATGAATGGTAAGAAGCGAGGACAATTAACAGATGTTGAACTCAAAGAGTTTTTTGATAATAATCAAGTATCAATATCCGAAAATGGTATATTGTATAGAACGGATAAACAAGGATTGATTCCAACATTGTTGTCAAGTTGGTTTGATAAACGAAAAGAGTTTAGAAAACTGGCTAAAAAGTTTGGTGATGCTGGAGATGAAGAAAAGGCTGGTTATTTCAACAGACGACAACATATTCAGAAGATTGTGTTGAACTCTATGTATGGGGTATTGGGTTTACCAGTATTTAGGTTTTATGATTTAGAAAACGCAGAGGCCACAACAAAAACTGGTCAAGAACTAATTAAATTTACAAAGAAGATTGGTAATCATTTTTATAATACGGAATTAGGAACGAAAAAAGATTATTGTATTTATATTGATACAGATTCAGTTTTTTATTCAGCAGTTCCTTTAATTGAACATAGATTTCCAAATCAAGAGTTAAGTGATGTTATGAAAACTCAACGAATTAATGAGATAGCAACAGAAGTACAGAAATATCTAAACGACAGTTATGATTATTTTGCCAAGAAATTTTGTAATCTTGGTATTCATAGATTTGAGATTAAACAAGAGATTATTGCAAAGAGTGCTTTGTTTATAGTGAAAAAACGATATGGTATGAAGATAATTTCGGACAATGGTACTCAAGTAAATAAGACTATGGTAAAGGGATTGGATACGGTTCGTAGTAATTTCGCACCATTATTTAGAAAACTATTATCTGATGTATTAGATGATATTTTGGGAAGTGTTCCAAAGGGTAAGGTAGACCATAGAATAACAAGATTTAGAAAGAATATGAAGTATAACCAGCTTGATGAAATTTCATCACCAACTGGAGTCAAGGGAATATGGAAGTATATGCAAAAAGATAAAGAAAATAGTTCCGTGTTTTCAATCTTCAAAAAGGGAACTCCTGTCCATGTAAAAGCGGCTATAGCATATAATGATTTGGTAAAATATTATAAACAAGATAATAAATACCAGTTCATCAATAATGGAGATAAAATCCGATGGGTGTATTTAAAAACGAACCCATTAGGATTAAATGCAGTTGCTTACAAAGGACACGAAGATCCACCAGAGATTATGAATTTTATAACTCAACATATTGACCACGATAAAATATATCGTCAAGCTTTAACAAAAAAAATACAAATGTTCTATGATTGTTTAGATTGGGGGAAGCCCGTAGATGAAGAGCAAAGTATAGAAAGATTTTTTTGATTTTAAGAAATACCATTGATATATATGTATATATCATATTAACAACAAGGAGAAGTAATAAGTGAACAAATACAAATTAACTCGATTTATTGATAAGTACCATTTAAGTGGTAATGTTAATGCTGTAGTTATTAATAGTAAAGGAGATAGTCTTTCGACTCGTTTCATGACAGGAGATAAAGCACTACTCGGTGAATTAAAAATGAAGAATTGGACATTCCAAGATGCAGAATTAGGAGTTTATGATACAGAACAACTTAGTAGGTTATTAGGTGTTTTGGATGATGATGTAACTCTTAATTTGACTCAAGCAGGAGATAAATCAATTGCAGTTGAGATTTCTGATACACTATCCAAAGTCAACTTTATGTTGTCGGATAAATCAGTTATCAATCAACCACCACCATTGAAACAACTTCCTGAATTTCAGGTAGAGATCAAGGTGGATTCCAATTTCATTAAGAGGTTCATTAGTGGTAAATCTGCATTATCAGATACGGATACTTTTACGGTAATCACTGACGATGATGATGTTAAACTTGTAATAGGTTATTCTGTAATCAATACAAACAGAGTTACAATTCCTGTTGAGACTACAGCATCTTCAAATATAGAAAATGTGTCATTTAACGCAAATCTATTCAAAGATGTATTAGTGGCAAATAAGGAATGTGAAAGTGCAACATTATATGTTAGTGAGCAAGGATTGTCAAAAATCAATTTTAAGGTTGATGATTATGATGCCACTTACTTTCTCGTTGCCGTCCAAGATGTAGATTAAATTAGAGTAGTGTACTTACCTTACTTTAATAAGTTCCTTTATCAGGTTCCTTATCTTTATATTGACGAGAAAGAATGGACTTTCATTAAAGATACATTCGAGAAAGATGATGTAAAGGAAAGTCTGGCAAAAGTCGCCATGACTTATCCACCACCATATCAAGAGATAAGTCAAAATGAATGCAGAAAGGACTTTGGTAAGCTGAAGGGCACTTGGGTTCATGATTTACTACAAGAAGGTGAATGGTTTGCTAGAGCTGAGAACGGATATGACTGGCCTTTAACTTACAAAGGTTCACAACGATACATCAAGAGAAACAATACAGGTAATAAATCATCTAATTTCTTTCAACAAGAAAATAGGTGGTCAGTAGATGGAACTATTTCCCCAGGTCCATTACGGACTTGGGGTGAAGAGAAATTCATGACTTCATTAATGGGTGCAGCCTATACTTTGAAAATGGAGAAGATTGATAAATCTACATTGAGAACTATGTTAGGGTTGAGAAAATACATTTGTAGTCAGTTTAAGCCAAACGCGGCCAAGGCTCTGTATGATTATTTCGATGTAAAAAACGTATTGGACTTCTCTGCGGGTTGGGGTGATAGGTTGGCTGGGTTTTATGCCAGTATGAATACCGAACTATATGTTGGTATTGATCCTCGTAAGGAGAATCATCCCATCTATGAAGAACAAGCCCGATATTATGATAAACATTTAACTTTCTTCGAAACACCAAAGAAAACTGTATTTCATTGTGATGCTGCTGAGGACTTTGATTTTGACCAATATGAAGATACGTTTGATATTATCTTTACATCACCACCATATTTCAATGTAGAGAGATATAGTTACGATGATACACAAAGTTGGGTAAGGTATAAAGACATAGACCAGTGGAACGTGAACTTCCTACAGAGTTCAATAGAAAATATGTGGATATCTTTACGTAGTGGTGGAAAGTTATGTGTGAATATTTCTGATGTGAATGCCAGTAGTCAAGGTAAGAAGAAGAAAGGGTGGTTGTCAATATGTGATCCAATGAATGAGTTTATAGATACATTTAAAGATTCTGATTATCTTGGGTGTATAGGTATGGAGATGGCAGCTAGACCTAACTCATTAGGTGCCGGCACAGGTGTCGAGTCAGGTGAGAGTAATAGAGAGCCTGAAATGATAAAAAGGTTCGATGGTAAATTCTGTGAACCTGTTTGGATATGGGAAAAAAAGTAGAGAATCTGTTTGGATATGGAAAAAAACGGTGAATATTTAGTTTTTGATGGTTTAAAAATAAAATCTATCGATTGGTATACTGATGGAAATCATGATTGTAGTTTGGATGTAATAGATGGAGAACATTCTTATAATCATGGTGATGGACAACTTTGGCAAAAATATACAATTAAAAACGGAAAACCACAAGGTGAGTGGAAAATATACCATTCAAATGGTGAGTTGAATATTTATCGAAAATTTAACAACGGTAAGAGAGTTGGTGAATGGAAAATATTACATGATAATGGTGAAATGTGGAATATCGAAACATATAAAAATAATAAAAAAGAGGGATACCATAAAACAATAAGGGTTGGGGGAGTAGTTGAGAGTGAAGGTAACTATAAAAACAATGAAAAGGTCGGTGAATGGGTTTATTATTATGCTAATGGTAAAAAAGAATATCAAGGTAATTATGAAAATGATAAAAAAGTTGGGAAGTGGTTTAATTTTGATGAAGATACTGAAAAAAAATCTGGTGAATTAAATTATGTAGATGGTAAGTTAGATGGTAAATATATTGAATTTAATAATAAATTGGTTATTCTTAAAGGTCAATATAAGAACGGTAAAAAGGTAGGTAAATGGGTTTATATTAATGATAATGGGAAAGTGGGAAAAGAAGAAAATTATAGTAATGGAAAGTTAAGTGGAAATTATAAAGCATGGCATCCAGATGGTAAAGAGTGGAAAGTTGGTGAATATCAAAATGGGAAATTAGATGGAGATTATACGGAATACCATGAAAATGGTATAAGGTATGTTGTTGGGTTTTATCAATTAGGTTTAAGAGAAGATTTGTGGTGCACTTATTATGAAAATGATAATCTTTTAAGTAGGGGAAAGTATCAAAATAATAAAAAAATAAATGAATGGATACATTTTCATCTAAATGGTATTGATAGTATAAAAGAGAATTATAAAGATGGGAAATTAAATGGTAAATATACTTCTTGGTATGAGAATGGAGTTAAGGAAAGTGAAGGTATTTATAAAGATGAAACAAGAGAAGGAAAGTGGATTTTCTGGCACGAAAACAAATCAATACGAAAAATAAAAGAATATAAAAATGACAAAGTAATTAAAGAAAAGAAGTGGGATGATACGGAACATTTAGTTCACGAGTTAGAATATAATAATGATATTTTAAATGGTAAAACGAGTAAATGGTATAGAAATGGTAATTTAAAACGTAAGAGTACTTATAAAAATGGAAAATTAGACGGCAAGTATGTTGAGTATTTCAATAATGGCCAAAAAAGAGTAGAAGGAATGATGTTTTTATCTACTATGAATGGAAAATGGATATTTTGGTATCACAACGGCCAAAAAGAAAGTGAAGTTATTTGTAAAAATGGAGAACTTATTGATGGTAAAGTGTGGGATGATGATGGTAATAGGAAAAAGAGCACAAGATTTAATTATCAGAGATGAAGTATAAAAAAGTTCTAAATAATGAAAATGTTATAGAGATTGGTGGAAAGGTTGTATTATCATTTGATCCAAGGTACAAAGAATATTTGAAATGGAGAGATGAAAATCCAGACTTAGAGTTGAAATTGATAAACGAGTTGGAACTTGAAATAGAAAATAAAAGATTATATAATAATGGTGCACCACATAAGGAAGATAATGTTTGGAAGTGGTATAATGAAGATGGCAATATGGTTTTGGGATCTGCAATGCATGATGAATATAATGAAGAAGTTAACGAATATTATCAGAATGGAAATATTAAATCAAAACAAAATTTTTTAAATGGAGTTTTAGACGGAAAATATAAATATTATTATGAAACTGGAAATTTAAGGCAATCTGGTTGTATTAAACATAAACAGAAAGATGGAGAAATTAAAACATATTTGGAAAACGGAAATTTAATATTGATAGAAAAGTTTAAAAATGGTAAAAAACACGGGAAGGTGAAATCTTATCATCAATATAAAGATTTGTCAGGTAGGAATAATAGAATTGAAACTTGGAAAAATGGTAAACTTCATGGAGAATGGATTGATTATCATTTAAATAATAAAGAAAGAGCGAAAGGTAATATGTTATATGGTATGATGGATGGTAAGTGGATGTTTTGGTATCATAATGGAGTAAAGGAATTGGAGTGTGAATTTGATTTTGGAAATCCAGTTGGTAGTGCAAAAATATATCATGATAATGGTCTGTTAAAGGAAGAGGTAACTCTTTGAAAGAAGATAAATTTTATATTCAAAAATTGTATGAATTATTAAAATTGAATAATATTGATATAGAAGTATTAAAAAATAATAATGTATACTTGTTGGGTGGATCAATTTTAAGATTATTTATGGGATTACCATTAGACACGGATTTGGATTTTTATTTTGAGACAGAGGAAAATTACAAAAATGTTATCAGATATCTTGATGATAATTTTGATTTTCAATATGATGTTGGCACTTTTCGAAGTTATAAATGTAATTCCAATGAAGTTCAGTTAATTAATAAATTTCAGCCAATAGATGAGTTTATTGGTAATTTTGATTTTACAATAATCAAAAGTTATTTTTCTTTCAAGGAGGAGAAGTTTGTTTTTCATAAAAGATTTTTTGATGATATAAAAAATAAAAAGTTAGTATATGATACAGATAATAGTCCAGGCCCACTTTCATCAATGAGAAGGGCTGACAAATTTAAAAAATTAGGATTTGAGGTAGATGATGAAAGTTTTAAAAAATTATATGAAGATGTTGGTACTACTGATGGGGAGATTGAGTTAGATTTATTAAAGGGTATGTGTAAGAAAAAAAGTTGGTTAAGAGACGAAGAAGTTTATCCGATAGCTCCTAATATTGATGTGTTTGTTAATTGGCTAATGGATATACAGCATCATAAATATTTTGATAAATTTAATTATTATTTAACTGGTGGTTTCATATCCTGGCCAGAAAAAACAAAGGATGTTGATATTATTATTACAAAGCGAGATGGACAACAGACTACATTAAAAGAACTTGAAGAATTAATGGTAGATATGTTTGATTCGGCATATGATAATCATAAGTTCTTTCTTGATACTTTTTATATGAGAACACCACAATGGATAGCAGATTATCCAAGAGATAGAGAAGTTTTAAAGTCAGTAGAACGAAAACAATTATTTATAACGATTACAAAATATGAAGATACAGAAATAGTTTGTAAGTATAGAAGATATGGATTACTCAACTGTGCATATACAGGTAGTTTTACTTTACGAGGAACAAAACCATCAGTTTTGGTTGATAGGTGGATAGATTTAAATTCCAATTATACAAGATGGGTAGATTTACGAAAAATTATAAAATATTATGAGAATAACAATAAAAGAAATATAGAAGATTTTAAAGAAAAGTTTCAAGAATATTCAGGATATTAGGAGATAAAAATGATTAACTATTGTGTTTTATCCGCTCCAAGATCAGGTAGTAATTTATTATGTGCACTTTTGAATATTCATCCTGATTGTGTAAATCGTGGTGAAATTTTTGGGAAATTAAGGTCACTTTTTATTGAAGATATGTTAAAATTTATTGAAGATACGACTTCTAATGAGGTACCAGAATATTTGGTTGAAAAATTATTGAATGATTTGTGGTTTTTTGATTATAGTAAATATAAATCTATTGGATTTAAAAGTCATTACTTTCATGATTATATGACAAATGGGCAAATAATTTCTTTTATTAAAAAGAATAATATAAAAATAGTACATTTAAAAAGAAAGAATAAATTGAAACAGATTGTATCTTGGATTAGGGCCTTTGACTCTCTTAACGAAAATGGGGATAATGAAAAAAGTATATTTTTTGATAATTGGATGTTATATAGAGCTAGAAATCCCTGGACAGATAAAAATAATAAATTAAGTCCAAAGAAAATAGATGTTGATAGGGTATTAGATCAATTAAGTGAATTTCATAAAACTGAAATGTTTTTTAATGAAGTTTTAAGTGATCATAGTAATTTGGTATTGGAAGTTTATTATGAAGATTTAGTAAAAGATTTGAGTGTGGATTTTAGTAATGATAATAATATAGAATTACAAAAATGTTATGATTTTCTTGGTTTAGATTATCAATATTTAATTAATAATAAAGATATTAAAGTTAATAATTTTTTAAGTAAAATGGATTTTATGGCCGATCCTCGTGCTATATTTGAAGAAAATATACCTAATCATAAATCATATAATAACTATTTTGATAGAATTGAAGAACTTGAAAATTCTAAAACTTTTATAATGAAAAAAAGTAGAAAATGGCCTTTGAGTGAATGTATTAAAAATTATGATGAATTAGTAAATGTATTAGAAGAAACAGGATATGAAATTTATTTAGATAACAACGATCACCGATTACAAATGTGGAGAAAAAAATGATTAGTTTTATTATACCTTTTTCTACGATAGAAAAAGATAAGTTTTTAAACTTAAACGAGAAAGAAGATTTGTGGGAAGAAAATGATTCTGCAAATATAGTCTATTCGACAACAAAAACAATTGAGAACATTAATTCACTCAAATGTGAAAAAGAGATTATATTAGTAGATAATAGTCATACTTGGCCAGAGATAGATTTACCAAATCTTAGGGTGATTAAAGGATGGCAAGCATTACCACTTAAAGAACTTGAAAAGATTCCAGAGTATATGAATCACAAAGATATTCAAAATAGTTTAGATAATCTTGGTTGTTTAACTATGTGGGTATCTATGGCATTTCATTTAGGAGTACAAGAGGCAAAAGGAGAATATGTTGTATTACAACACAATGATACTTTTTATCATCAAGATTGTATTGATGAAATGATTGCACATATGGATAAGGAAGAACTCGAATATATTTCAGTTGATAATAAGAAGATATGGATTTCAACTTATCTATTGAATAAAGATTTTTTAGATAAATATATTAAGGAATATTCACAACAACCAGTAGCAATACAACCAGACAATGGTGGATATGTAAAAACTAAAAAGCTTGGGTTCGCAGATGCGTATTTTTTCCTGTGTAAGAGAAAATTCTTTGATACTTATAATATAGACTGGTACTATGGTGATACGAATCATGGTGCAACTATTTATTGTCTTTATAATAATTTAAAATATCTTCATTTAGGTCCTTATTATGATAATCCAAATTGGGAAACGGAAGATACGTTACATACATATTACTACAAGGATGATCCATTTTTAACTCATCTAAAAGGTGGGTTTTCAGAAAATAAAATGTCATCAAAAGATTTTGAAGAAGAATTTAATAAATATTTACAGGAATTAACAAATGCAAGTTGAACACACAATTTGGACTGAAAAGTACCGGCCTTCGACACTCGACACTTATATTGGTAACGACCAATTAAAAAGTAAAGTCGCGGTGTATTTGGAGAGTGGAGACTTACCACATCTTTTACTGTTTGGAAAGGCAGGTACAGGTAAAACCACTCTCGCAAAACTACTCGTTAATAATATAGAATGTGATTATTTGTACATTAACGCATCAGATGAGAACAATGTAGAAACCGTGAGAACAAAGGTTAAAAGTTTTGCCTCAACTATGGGTTTCAAGGATTATAAGATTATAATACTGGACGAGTGTGATTATATTACACCTAACGCTCAAGCCGCACTTCGTAATTTAATGGAAACATTCAGTAGACATTGTAGGTTTATCTTGACTTGTAATTTCGTAGAGAGAATAATTGATCCGATACAATCTCGCTGTCAGACATTCCAGGTCATTCCACCAAACAAGAAAGATGTGGCCATTCATTTGAGTAATATTCTAAAACAAGAAGGAATCGAATCTGAATTAACTGATATTGGATTGTTAGTGAATAGTGGTTATCCTGACATAAGACGAGTTATAAATGGTGCTCAACGGCAATGTATTGATGGTAAATTGGTTATTGATAAACAAAGTATTGTAGAGAATGATTATAAATTAAAGTTGTTAAAGATATTAGAAACCCAAGATAGAAAAAGTTCATTTAATAATATTCGTCAGTTGATGGCAGATGCAAAGGTTACAGATTTTGCAGATTTATTTAGACTTCTATATGATGAAGTTGATACTTATGGTAAAGGACATATCGCCGCCTGTATCTTGGTAATAGCAAAATATGAATTAAGTGATGCCCAAGTAGTTGATAAAGAAATCAATGCAATGGCAATGATAATAGAAATACTACAAATAATAAAATGAAATGAAAGAAAAAATAGAACATAATATTTTGTGGTCGGCTGGATTCGATTCTACTTTTTTAGTATGTAAAAGATTGATAGTTGATAGAATACCAATAGAGACTTATTATTTAAATTTTCCTTGTGATGGTTATAACAGAGATTATAATAAGTTTTTATCTACGAATTTTGATGAGAGTATGAAGAAAAACGAATCAAATATACTTGAAGATGATCCGTGGGATAATTCAGATCGTCCATTTATTAAGAGTAAGAAAAGTTATGGGAGAAGTAGTAGATTTATAGAAGTTGGTGTGATAAATAAGTTGAGGGAAATGATTTTACATAAATTTCCACATACTGAAAAATTATTTCCTGAAGTAAATTTAGTAAGAGAATTTGAGATTCAAAAGGATGTTTTAGACGATTCTAAAAGATTAGCTGTTGATTATAATGCAAGATGGAATAGGACAGACCAAACTTTATATATGTGTCAATTTTCGTTGGATTTGGGTGATAAGATAGAAATTAGTTACGAGGCAGATGTTTCAAATCCAGATGGTGTTACTTATTCATTAGCTACACAACTTGTTAGAAAAAATTTGGATGAAAACTTAGAAGTTAAATTAAATCCCAATATACCAGAAATGAGAGTATATAAAAATTGGGTTTTACCATTAGCAAAAACTCTTAGGAAGGATATGATAAAAATTGCTGAACAATATGACTTTGTTGATATATTAAAATATACTTGGTCGTGTAGGTTTCCAAAAGAAAATGGTGATGTCTGTGACGATTGTATTTTAGGAGTGAAAGAGATTGAACGAGTAAATAATTATAAAGATTTATTATGTATGACTATCTAAGAGAAATTCCACCAGGATATAAACAAGAATATAAAAGTTTAATTGATAAATTTATACCGACAAATGATTCGGTAAAATATCAATTAATTATAATGTCGTATAAAGAAGAGAATTTTATAGGTGAATGTGTAGAATCACTCACCAATCAAACAATTTCTCCTGATGAATTTGAAGTATTAATTATAAATAACTGTTCATATGAAGAAGAATTTGATAATACTGAGAGTGTAGTTAAAGAAAAATTAGAAAGATATAAATATGATAATATACATTTAATAAATGTAAAATTTCCTAAAGAAATTGCAAGTGCGGCCTTAGCAGCAAAATTTGGAATGGATGTTGCGTTGTGTAGGTGGGGGAATTATGAAAATTTTAATGATGGTATATTATCTTATATGGGTGCCGATAATAGATACGATAACCATTTCGTTTCAGAGATATTTAAAGCTTTTAGAAGTCCATTGGATTATGGAAATCCACATCAAGAAAATCCAATAGGACTGGAAGAAAATAGAGTTGATGTTTTAGTAACTAATATGGATGGAAATATAAAATACGCGTATTCTGATAAGATAGTTGATATGGGAGTTTTGAATCCATATATAGAAAATGTTAATATTATGAATGATTTGTTGGGGAAGTGGTACTATAATAATTTTGATATTATTTGGGGAGTAAAAACAGATACACAGGCTCACATAGACAAAAATTTATTATATAGAATAGTAGATGGAAGTCCACTATGGCCTAAAACATTTAGAGCATCAATTTATGATGAATTGGGTGGAATTGAAATACAGGCACAAGAAGAACAGGCAATAATTATTAAGGCAGTTCTAAATAATTGTGTTGTTAGATTTAATGAAATGGCAACTTGGGGGACTGTACATAGATTAGAGAAACCAAGAGTTCCTGATGGTAGTATGACACAAGTATTGAATGATAGTTTTAATGCATATACAGATAAAAAAGAATTACAAGTTTATAAACTTGATTATTGGACAATGAGAAATAACATTGAAAAATATTTCTATGAAAAAACTTTCTATGAGAATTGGAATCCTACATTTTTTTCAGAGAAGGATTTAGATAAAATCAAGAAAGATTCAGGAGAATCATATTTATATTTTAAGAACAAATTTATTTATCAGTTTCAAGATGAGATAAATAAAATTTATAAAAAGATAAGTATTAATAGAGTTATTACTAACATAAAGAAGGAGTTATAATGTATTACGAAACACAGGTTGTATTTACTGAGGAAATCGATACTAAAAATGGAGTTAAGGAAAAGAAAGTCCGACGCAACTATTTAATAGAGTGTGATTCAGTATCAGTAGCAGAAGCAAAAGTAACTGAATTTCTAAAAGATTCAGCATTTTTTTTCGAGGTAAAAGTTGCAAAGGAATCTAAGATAGTTGATGTAGTAGAGGCATCATGAACGAAAAATATTGGGGAGAAAAGGAATCACCTACTACAAAGGATACACAATTAAATAATGGTAAACCAGAAAAACACATATCAGTTCACGAGAACAAGATTTATTATTATTCTAATGTAAACAGAGAAAGTGCAGTAGAATTAAATAAAAAGATAGGTGAGATAGAATCTAAAAGTTTGACATTGGCAAATACTTTAGATATAGATCCACCTGCACTTAAAATATTGATAAATTCGGGTGGTGGTTCAATCACCGCAGGTATTTCATCTATGGATACTATATTGAGATGTAAAGTTCCAGTTCATACTTATGTAGATGGTTTTGCGGCAAGTGCAGCCACATTTCTTTCAGTAGTTGGTAATTATAGATTTATGAGTAGAAATTCTTATATGTTGATACATCAACTATCAAGTAATTTTTGGGGAACATACGCTAATTTCGAGGATGAGAAACAGAATCTTGATTTAATGATGAAAACCATTAAAGATGTGTATAAGAAATATACCAAAGTTCCAATGAAGAAACTTGATGAAATACTGAAACATGATTTATTGTGGGATGCAAAAACTTGTTTAGAGTATGGATTAATTGATGAGGTAATTTAATGAATGTATTAGTTATAGGAGATAGTTGTAACGATGTATTTGTGTATGGTGATATAGAAAGAATAAGTCCTGAGGCACCAGTACCAGTACTTGTTCCATCACATACAGAATCAAATGATGGTATGGCAAAAAATGTTGCAAATAATGTTGAGTCATTAGGTATGACTATTTATACCATAACTAATGTAAAT